CGGAACTTGTAGTACGGGCTGCCCCGAATCACCCGTCTGTTCTGCTCCTCCCAGTGGATCAGCATGTCGATCTCCTTGGCCCGCGCGTAGTACGCCGAGGCGATCTCCATCAGGTCCAGCACCGAGTCCATGTCGGTGGGTGGGTCGGCCCGGCCCAGGATCACGTTGGTGTAGCCGATCAGCTCCTCGTGCAGCTCGTCCACGCTGCCCAGGCCGTCCAGCACCTCCACGTCGATCAGCCGCCGGGAGAACCTCTGGCGCGCCGTTTCCGGCGCGACCACCTGGCTGGGCTCGATCCTCATCGCGCCTGGTCCCAGTCATGGATGCTCAGGCATCGGTCCCGGTACGGGCAGGACTGGTACTTCCAGCCGGTCCGGTCCAGGCACTTGCTCAGCGGCTCCATCAGGTTGCGGTCTTCTACCGCCTCCCATAAGGTCTGGGCCTGCTCCTCGGCCTCGACCATCGGCAGGTCCTTCCGGCCGACCACGATCTCCTTGTACTCCTGGTTGTCCTTGCACTCGTAGATGAACACGCCCTTCTCGCGCCCGCTGACCAGCATGTAGGTGGCCATCTGGTAGAGATGGTCGAACAGCGGGCCGAAGGTCTGCACCCGGGAGAAGCCATTCATGTTGATGCTCTTCAGCTCGAGCACCGAGTCCTCGTAGAGCAGCCCATCCATGGTTCCGCTCAGTCGGTACGGGTTGCGGGGAATCGGCACCTCGGCCCGCTCCAGCCAGCCCTCGGTGAGCCCCTCCAGCTGCCAGCGCAGGTGCATGAACGAGCCGTTCTGCATCTTCGCCGCGTTCTTCTCATCCGGTGGCAGCTTGGCCAGCCCGAGGTAGGTGAACTGCTGCTCCCGCGCGCAGCCACCCAGGCTGGAGGCGCTGATGGTGCCCTTGCGCACTCGGTCCCCCGCGGACAGCTGGCGCAGCGCGAAGGACAGCGCGTGCTGGCTGTACTGCGGGTGCGCGTCGTTCCGGCCCACCCAGGCATCATGCCGGCGGCTGACCACCAGGTCAGGGGCGGTGCTCTTCACCGTCTCGGAGAACTTCATCAGCACCCTTCATCTGTCACTCCCATATCGAACACTAGTACGACGTACGTTTGTTCGTCTAGAGTCGCTCTGCCAACTGCTCAGCCACGATGTAGACGTTCCGGGACAGATCCAGGACCGCGTGCACCAGCGCTACTTGCAGCTGCAGCGCCAACACCTCGGAGTCCTCGTTGGGCCCTCCGACACCAGGCTCCACTCGAGCCAGGATCTCCTTGGCTGTGCGCCCGTGCACACTCATACCGACGCGCCGTAGTGCTCGAGCAGGTACTCGTCCGGACCGGTGTACAGCGGGACCGACGAGCCCGGCACGCTGATCACCGAGCCGCGCAGCAGCAGGCCGTTCTCGAAGGCCGGCTGGTCGTGGGCCACGCTGTGGTGAGCCGGACACAGGTACATCAGGTGGTAGGTCTCGCCCACCGCGTCCAGCAGCAGCCCGCCCCGCGCCCTGGTCAGCTTGTGGTGCAGGTGTGCGTCGGGCTGCCCGCAGCAGGTGTACATCGGCCGGCTACGGCCGCTGATCCGGGTCTGTACCATCGCCTCGCATCGTGCTGACATTGTTGTTCCTTCCATGGATGAGGGTGGTCAGGGCACCCGAGGTGAACAGGTGCCCGAGGATCCCGGTCAGTGACTCCGGGGTCCCGTCGTACTCCTTGTGGCCCGAGACCGAGGCGGTGGCCGCCCGCTGGACCAGATCGTCCAGGTCCTCGAAGGGCTGCAGGTCGGCGAGGCGGCGGGCGCTGAGGCCGCCCACCCCGTCGATGGACTGCAGTCCTCGGCGCACCGCGGCCCGGCGCTCGTCCAGGGTGTCCATCGTGTAGCTGGCTCCGCTGATGTTGATGTCCGGGGCGAGCACCCGGATGCCACGAAGCCTGGTGGCCCGCAGGTAGCGGTTCTCCTTCTTCGACTCGCCACCACTCGCCACGCCCAGCAGAGCGGTGTGGAACTCAAGCGGATGCCGAGCTGCCAGATAAGCGCACCGATAGGCGGTGATCCCGTAGACAGTGGCGTGTGCACGGTTGAATCCGTACTCCGCAAAACCAGCGATCGCGGCCCGCAGGTAGTCCATGTCATCCTGGCTCATCCCCTCTGCCACGCACCGGTCGTTGATCCACTGCTGGTAGGTCTCGATCACCGCACCCGCGTCGCCGATGTCCTTGTTGGACGCTTTGACCGCTTTGAGGAAGGTGGTCAAGTCGTCCGCACCCAGACCCAGCGCGCGCAGGATGTCGATCACCTGCTCCTGGTACAGCATGATCCCGTAGGTGGGCGCGATGACCCGGGCGATCAGCGGGTGTCGCACCGGCACCGCAGCCTGCTTGAACTTCCGCGCGATATACGCGCGGGTTGCGCCGGTGTTCATGGTGGCTGGCCTGAACAGCGCCATCGCCGCGATCACGTCCTTGATCGTGGTCGGCTTCAGGTCCCGCAGCCCCCACTGGGTGGACCGACCCTCCAGCTGGAAGATCCCCTCGGTCCGCCCCGACCTGATCAGCTCGTAGGTGGGCAGGTCCTTGTACTCGATGTCGGCCAGCCGGGACAGCGGCAGCCCGAGCAGCCGCATCGTCCGGTCCAGGATGGTCATCGTCTTCAGGCCCAGCGCGTCCAGCTTGACCAGCCCGAGCGCCTCGATCTGGTCCTTGGAGTACTGGGTGACGAACGCCTTGCGGGAGGCCATCCAGGCCATCGGCACCAGCGCCTCGAACTCGGCCTTGCTGCCGGTCAGCACGATGCCGGCGGCATTGGTGCCCATCCCCTTGTACAGGTGCCGGTTCGAGAGCGAGACCAGCATGGCCTTGTCCTCGGCGGGCACCTCGGACCAGGAGGTGGCCCCCTCGTCCTTCTTCTGAGCGGCGGTAAAATATCGGACTCGCAGAGAACCTCGCTGGGTCTCACCGAACTCGTCCTCGGTGTCGTTCAGCGAGTAGGTGGCCCACGACCCGATCTGATGCGCGGTGAACCGGGTATCAAGCATCTCGAGGAGCTCGTCACGACGGTCGTGGGCCACATCCAGGTCCACGTCCGGTGGCTTGGTTCGATCCTTGCTCAGGAACCGCTCGAAGCGAAGGTTCCACTCGATCGGATCCACATTGGAGATCCCGAGCAGCCAGCAGACCAGCGAGCCGGCGGCACTGCCCCGGGTCTGGAACATGATGTCCCGATCGCGCAGCCAGTCGGTGACCTGGGCGACCAGCATCAGGTAGCCGGCCATCCCGGAGGCGTCGATCACCTCCAGCTCGTCGTCCAGGTGCAGGCCGTAGCGCGGTGGCACCTTGTCCGGTGCGAACATCCCCTCCAGGGCCGCGATCGCCCGGTTCGCCAGCGCGAAGAACGGGTCGGCGACTACTTCCGGGACGGAGTAGGTGTAAGAGTCAAGGACAGGGATTGTGAGTGTGTGGCGACCGAGGAGATCCGCCAGTCCTTCCAGGCCTCGCGCAAGGCGATGTTCACCATGATGTTCAGCGATCCATCGACCGTCCGCGAGGTGGAAACCATCGCCGGGGAAAACAGCGTCGTCGGGATCTGGTCCGAAGGCGACGAGTCGCTTGAGTCCGTCATGGTCCCGACGATCTTCTGGATCGAGGTAGTGCGAGTCCTGGGTGATGACCACGGGAAGACCCACCTGGTCGGCCAGCCCGACCAGGGCCTGCGCCAGCTGTTCATCGTCCCACCCGTCCTCATGGTCGATCCGGTGGTTCTGCACCTCGACGTACACGCTATCGGGGAACCACCGGCTCAGGGTGTGTAGGAACTGCGTGGCGGCCTGCTCACAGCCGGTGGTGAGCAGCTGGGCCAGATACCCGAAGTAGCAGCCGGTGGTCACCGCCAGCCCCTCGGTCCGGCCGTCCTCGGCCAGCTGAGCGAACATCGGGTAGTCGGCCAGCGGCTTCCAGTGGTGGTTGCGATGCGTGAGCGTGGAGAGGTTGACCAGGTTCTGGTAGCCCGCCGTGGTGTAGGCCAGCACCCCGAGGTGGTACATCGTCGCCTTGCGGTCCTTGGCCGCCCGGTCCGCGCGGTAGGCCATCGTGTCCGGCACGAAGTACAGCTCTGACCCAGGGAAGGGGGTCACACCTGCCTTCATGCAGGCCTGGTAGAGCTCCACGCTGCCCGCCATGTTGCCGTGGTCGGTCAACCCCAACGCAGGTTGGCCGAGCGCCTTGACCTTGGCCACCAGCGCCTCGACGGTGGGCATCGCGTCGTTGACCGAGTACCGGGAGTGGGTGTGTACGCTCCACCAACCGGCGGCCGGCTGCGCCGGGATGATCCGCCACCGGGGTGTGGGCACGATCCTCATGGGTATCTCGTTTCACGTGAAACCTGGTGGTGGGTGCGGCCGGGGGTCTCGAGGTCTTGGATCCGCCCGGTCGCACCCACGGATGGGTTACTGCAGGGACATCAGCCAGTCCACCACCT